ATCTCTAAGTTGCCTGTAACAATGTGCTTCTAATAATGAGCGGAACTTAATTCCATCAACCTCTTTGGGTTTCGCATTGCGAATCTTCCCTCGAGACTTCCGTGCTCCTGTTGCTCTCCCCCGTGATGACATTCTTTGCTTCTTCTAGTCCATGATCCCTGACTAAGTCAGAGATATCCTTGCTGCGATAATACGAAGGAATAACTAGATTAGATAGATTGTACTCACGGCATATCTTCTGTGCCATTTCTTGACCCGCGTTACGACTCTTGTCAAAGTCGTTGTCATAGAATACTATGACTTCTTGGAATCTTTCTTTAGCGTCGGAGATAGTTTCTTGTAGCGGCATGAGCATCTCCGACTGAAGCGCGAAGGCGGGGTAACCAAGCACTCGAAGGCACATGACATCCTTAAGGGAACTTGTGAGATATACAATCTCCCCGCTCCTAGGAAGTAATCGACTTCCTTGAAGGCATTGGCTGCCCACGTTCGAAGCCCACTTAAACTCTTTCTCAAGAGGACGATAAATCTTATAACCAAAGTCAAACTTGTAGCGATAGCTGATACTAGGACACGAAAAACGCTGTTCATTGATCCAATAATGTGTTATAGGTAGCACATCAAAGTTAACGAGAACGTCTTTTGTTATCCCAAACTGTGACCAGTAATCTAAGTCTTTCTTTTCCCAGTCCCTGGTTCGGACTTTGATCTTCGCTGTCTTTTTTTCTCGTATTTCTGGTTCCAACTTTCTAACAGGCACGAGCATGCGACTGCCAGAGCTGAGGCCGAGACTAAAGTTCCGATCAATATGTCGTAAGGTATCATAAAAACTAAGATTGTATTTGTAACCAATATAGCTGAAGCAATCAAAACTATGTTCGGGACAACCAAAGTCTTTATACCATAGCCTACCCCGATATTGCGTGATAGAGACTGTTGGACTATTGTCTTCGCGAAGATCGCTCTTAAACTTCTTGTTAGGTTCTTCGAAGTGAGAGCAGAAGTACTGAAATATCTGATACTCAGAGACTTTCTCTAGTATCGTTTCTTTGTTCAGTACATCTTCGCTGCGTCTTGACTGTATCATGAGTATAGGGGGGAGCATCTTGTCATACTCCCCCCTCATCATTAACTCCAAGGATCGTCTGCCGCTTCAACAGGCGCCTCTTCGTTTGATGTTACTACACTCGGTGAATAGCTTTGCAACTGAAGGTCAGAGTTGTACTCAGCGTTAAAGGTAGAATATTCATCGTTCAGTTTACGAACAAACATATCGTCCCTCTTTGGCTTGATCCTTCCAAAGCACTTATTGTACACGTTCTGAAACTTACCATCTTTGACCCCCAACAACACTCTCAGCTTGTTGTCAGACAAAGAGGTGACGAGCTGCTCAAGCTCTTCTGTCTTACCTGAAAAGATGTTATCGATCGTATCAAATGAGCACTCACCGTCGTTTGGTATGTTAGCCCATGCTTTGACGAAGTCAATGAGTATCTCCTCACCTGGATAAGTACGACGTACACCTTCCTGTTTGAACCAGTCAGGAGCAGTATCTGGCTTCTCTGCCCAAGTAACTTGACCGAACTTGTTGGTGATTTGGAACTTACCTGATGCAGATGCTTTGCGATGCTTGCTACCTGTAAGAATCTCGAGCTTAGTGCTAAAATTCTTCTCCTCATTGTATACCCAGAATACGAGTTTGCGATCTTTATCACCCATATCCACAGTATACTGAGGCTCAGCTCTAGCAGGTATATCCATCTTAGCAAGGTCGCTAAGTGTAGGGTTTACTGCTATCACACGTACAGGTGCAATACCTGTGAACAGAGACCTTCCGCCTCCTGCTACTTCTACGTCAGATGAATTTGATTGAATTGCCATTAGTCTTGAATTTCAGATTGGTTGTCTTCGGTTGGAGTTTCCTGAGTATCGTCAATCAGGGTTACACGTATGCTCTTGTACTTCTTCACACGCAAACCTTTAAGCTTAGGGTGTGAGAATATATCCTTAGCCTCAGCTATAGTCAGTCCGTACTTCTTGCGAATATCATCACGGCTCATACCATCATCCTTGAGATGAGATATCAGTTGTGAGATAGTCAGTTCTTGAGGTGTTTCCTCTTGGGTTGAGTCAGTCTCAACCTCTACTCTTGCGTCAATAGACATTGTTGTGGGTTTAGTCAATAAAGATTTTGCTCCAATCAAGTTCAGCATCTAGGCCACGTAGATGCTCACAGCGAGAGCCTGCTGTGTCGTCGTTTGTTGAGTCAAACGAAATTCTGGTCTTTCCATCTCCATGATAGATGTAGCCAATGGCGTCAGCGTTAGCACAGGCAATTTCACGCAACTTACCGGACAGTGATAAGTCGTTTGCCTTCACCTCTTTACCATTCTTGGTAAGGTATTTATCCTTGAGGTGACCAACGAAGATGACATGGTCTGCAAGCTTCGAGAGATTGAAGAACCACTTCATGAAAGCCTTACGAAGGTACAGGTAACCAGCACCTTGGGGCAGAGTAAGTACAGACAATCCCTTGTTGTCAGGATCGAAGTTCTTACCCATAGGTGTGGCTTTGTACAACTTCTTTGCTTCCTCCTCACACCACACTTCGAGCTGTGTGATGGTGTCAATAGCAATGTATTTGTACGGCTTTTCTTCTTGCATAATGGACTTCCCTATCTGACCGAGTTCAGCGATAGAGTCGACTTTAATCTTGAGTGCATCTACCATATCACTCCCGTCCTCGAGATCGATAATGAGACAGCCTTCAAGCTGTGCTAGAGATGTGGTCTTACCAATCTTTGGTGGACCATAAATAATTAGGTTTTTAGGTGATTTGCGTGATGCTTTAACCACCTTCTTGGGAAGTTTTAGTTCGCTCATTAATTGTAAAAGTTGATAGATCAGTTTCGAAAGCAATCATACCGAGTAAGCCATCACGGTTCTTCTCTACGTGGACAGCCATTAAGCCACGTGGATCTTCACCGTTGTACTGCTCAGTGATACCATACAAGTCATATGGACGCTGCAACATCATAACGACGTGTGCATCCTGACCAATAGAATCGCCACCGAACAAGTCGGTCAGCATAGGCTGATATTGATTCTTGGCGCGGAACTCTTGCTCAATGTTACGATTAAGCTGAGACAACAGGATAGTAATAGAGCCATGCTCTGCTTGCATGTACATACACGTCTTAGACAACTCGTTGAGTTTGTGCAACTCTATGTCTAGTGTGCTAGGTACAAGGCGAGAGTGATCGATTAGATTGATGATGATAGGCTTGTGCAATTGCTTCCTTACATCACGAACTGCTTGCTCGATCTCATGAACATCCTTAGGTATAGAACAGAAGTAAATAGGATACTTCTTATACTTCTGTACTGACTCTACATAGTTGTTATACTTAGCAGTATCCAACTTACCATCAACTGATAGCAGCTCTGCAGTCTGAAGCTTAGTATGCTTCGAACCTGCACGCAGTATCTGTTGCTCACCAGGCATCTCGAAACTCCAATACAAGACCACAACATTCTTGTCGTGATTCCTGTCTAGGACGTCAAAGATTAGCTGGTTAGAAAAGGCTGATTTACCCACACCGGGTCTACCAGCTATAACATACATCTTACCGGGCTGCAAACCCCCCATAAGATTTCTATTCAGTCCTTCCCACTGTGTGGTAAAGACTTTACGTCTACCCTCTCTAGCATCAACTACGTTCTCAATAGATTTATCTACTGATTCAGAGATGTGCTCGAGGTCAAAAAGCAAAAGCCTAGAGTTTACGGGTAATTCGTCTTCCTTCTTCTGCTGTTGTTCCGACATTTGAATCTTCGTATTGCTCCCATGTATGATTGTTAACCCATGTCTGTAGCATCTGCAGAAATCCAAGACTGTTGTTGCTCTTACGAAACTCTAGTTCGTTAATAAGGCATTTAACAATCTTGTTGTGCTTAGCTACATTCTTACCAATCACCCTGTGATAAGCTTTCTTCGCCTTCTGATTATTACGAGCGTCGGCATCCTTTGAGCGTAGAACACGCACATTACCGTTCGTATATACCTTAAGGGGAAAGTGGGAGAGGAGTTCAGACCACATCCTATCGAAAGAGTCCTCGATTAGATCGATGAACTTCTGTCGTACGATGTCACCTTGAACATCCTCTCCCAGCTTAACGTATCCCTCCTCTTGGAGAGACTCGGTGTTTGGCTTGAGTGATAACTTATGAATCAAATCATAAGCTTTGGCATGCAAGAGATACAAATATAAGAAATCATCAGCAGATATGTCAAGTTCTTTTAGAACTTCTGTATCTATTTCGATGATCATTGCCTGTCTGTAAACATAATTGTAATCTCAATACCCACGTTGGGCATTTTCATGATCATTTGCCTAGGAGATCCAGCCTCAGGAGCAGTTACTACTTGCTCTACAACCTGTTGAGTAGAGGGTTTGACTTGAGTCTTGAAACTATCAGTCTCCCAATCATACCCATTACGTCTAAGCTCATAGCATTTAGCTCTAACACCTTGGTGATTCCCCTTTAGATCTGGGTAAACTTCCTCCAGAGCTTTGAGTGCTGCTTTAGAAGCATCCTCTACGCTCTTGTCAGACTTAGATCTTGACTCCCAGAATGTTCTACACATTAAGGGGTACATCTTAGGCTCGTACTTAGTCATCAGTCCTTAAAGATTACTGTGATCTTCTTACCATTGCCCATAGGAAGCACTGCCTTCTCAGCACCTTGCTTCTGCAACTCTTGGATAGCATCTCCAACACTGTAGCAGTCCTTAGCCTTCTGAGCATACTCTACCTCTGCGTGTATCATCTTACCTCCTAGGACGTTATTAGCATCTGGTACATACAACTTGATGCCTCTGTAGCCCT